ACTCTGGTCCGTTGGTATTCCATTCACCATATCCCGAAGCAATGGTGTCACCACGCATTGCCATCATCTCACCATCACCAAACCGAGCCAAAGCAAAGTTCTCTTTGTTGATTAGTTTGTTGTAAAATTTCTCGATTTCTTCATGATATATTTTCATCTTTTATGATACTCCAAAATTCAATTTTACTAGAACTAGCATTATAAAATTATTGAAAGGCACACAAATTACACCACATAAAGGATGGATGGCATACTATCTATAATTTATCCAATCGATATCCTTTTTTGATATAATTTTGTAGGGAAGATCTCATGGCTGGCATAGCAATACTGGCAGTTGCGAGACCATCGTCTCCATAGGCCCATCCCTTTAGAGATCCCCACTGAGAAGTATCATTCTTTGGATGTGGAGGAACATATGTAGCGAGGTTTGTATATTTTTGTATACAGTAACTAAAATGCATATCTTCCCCAACATTCATTTGTTGGTCTAAATCTGGAAGCTCTCTCCAAAATGTAGAAAGAAGATCCCGATGGAAAAACCACTGGTGCCCCACTAGATGGACTTTAGTTGTCGCTTCATTAGGATTATCCCAACCCACCCGATGCACTCGATCATATATCCCATCATCAGGAAATATTACACCAATGGTTCCAAGAAGTCCTGGTGTTTTCTCGTGAGTCTCAAGACAATTCTTCAACCAATTGCTTCCGGGGATCGTATCATCATCAGTGATACACACCCAATTAGTTCTGGCATTCAGGGCATAAGCAAACCTAGACCACACCCCGAAGTTTGTATTGGCGTATGCAGAGACACATTGCTGAGAAGTCTGGTTGTCATATTCGACTCCATCAACAGTGTTTTGCCAGTAGAAGATGTTGGTTGGTTTGACTGATTGATTGACGACTGCATCATATTGTTCTTTCAGACGATGAGGACGGCGGTACCCATTAAGTATTACTGTTACGTCAGATGTCATAGTTATCCTTCATATAATTCCAATACTCAATCTCACTTTGCTCGACGGCACCAATGATGTTTGCTACTTCAGGATTCCTACAGGTAGCACTCACCACCCCATTATTATTTAGACCTGTAACGATCATCAGAGGATATTTGATCCTTAGTCTGGTGATAAGGTATGAGTCCCCGTACATAACCCTGAGTTGTTCTGGAATACGCAGATACCTTGACTTATGGATGAACATCATACATCCGAATCCAAAAGGATGAGCATCAGTCTCTAATATATTATACCGTAAATCGCCAGTAAAGTCAAGCATATTTATTCCAACAAGACCGCAGGATAGTAGTACCTCCTCGGTGATTAGAGCAAATACTTTTGTATCGAACAGAAGATCATCATTCAGAATACAGATCTGGTTGTTGGTGGCCAGACTTACCCCAAGATTCCAAGCAGGATTGACAAAAATATTACTCTCTTGATTGATCATTCTAATCTTAGGATCGGATAGGATAGAATGGTTTGGAGTAGACTCTACCTTATTGTTGATGATGATAATCTCAGACACATCAGGAGATCGGCAAAGAGAGTTCAGTTGATCGCAGAAGGTTACTGGGACCCACATGGTGGGAATGATTACACTGTACATTATAGGGAGATCCTATCATAATAATATTTGGTATTGTTGTGAGATAACTCTTGTTGGTCGCAGACGATGTGCATATTTTCCTCACCAATCTTGGGCAGAAGATATGAATATAATGGATGGAGATCTGTGTCTCCGGTATATCTATGAGGAGTGCGATAGACTTCCTGAATGGTTTCTACAAGGACTGGAATGAACTTCTTTGGAAAGGCCGAGAAGGTGGTTATGTCCGATGTGTACTTCATATAACTCAGACCATACTTATATCCATCATAACCAGATTCGTCCCACCATCCCTGTTCTCGAAACAAAAAGTTGATCTTGGTTGGATCAATATTGTATTGAGTAATAGGAGCATTCCATTTGATATCAAATCGAGTAGTGATTGCCAGATCAAAGTCTACATCAGACAGCATCTGAATTCCCTGCTGTATGGTGGTTCTTGGATCTGATCCAGCAAACTCTATCAACTGGGTTTTCTTTGGTTTATAGAAGTCAATCAGTTCCTGAGTTGTTTCGTTTGGATATGTGTTCAGATAAACATCAACATTGAGGGGATTGATAATATTGTCGTAGAGATTTTCCTTGTCTCGACGCCAATCTCGACCCCGAGGACCATAAGAAATACCATTAATCAAAAGTACGGTCTTCATATCAGTAGATGTTCACGTACGACCGCAACTCTTCCTCGGAAAATCCATATGACATAAGTTTTTCCATAGACACCACTCCGGAGACAATCGAATGGTATATGTATCTCACCGGAGCCTCGTCCACACCTGCAATAATATCATCCTGTTGGACATTGGCCTTCAGTACGTTGAGAAGATAGTTATTGAATAGACAATGTTCTTTGGGTGGATTGGAAGGACTTATGCTGTCATACACACCCTTGAACCGAATCATATTCTGATAGTTCATTACGAAGTGCATCTCCCCTCTGAAGTCCTGCCAGTTATCTAGAGTTATTGCTTCCTTATCATAATTGCAGAGCTTCATATCCTTCCACATCATAATATCTGGACGGTAGAAGATGACAAGATCATATGGCTCTGAGGTCAGATCCACATACTGTTCAATTAATTCGCATCCCAATTTAATTGACAGAGCGTAAGAGGTGAGAGAAAAACAACTGTGATCACAGCCAGCCGCAGTTAATGTTTTGATGATCTCTTCTTTGAATAAGTTGTTGTCATCAAACCTAGTAGCTACAGGATGATATACCTCACTCAGAGATTCTTCCAGATCGGTATTCCAAGAATGGATAAAGAAGTCAAAGTCACAATCCGGATTGGGTGTTACGATATGCTTTACTATGGAATTGTAGACTGCTCGGTAATTGATGTACTCACCATCTCTGTACAGTTGTCCGGGAAGATTGAACTTCCCAGAGACTTTTGAGACGGCACCTTTGATAAGTACGGCGATTTTCATTTTTATCCTAGGAATCTTGTACTTGGATTGATTGTAAGAATACCCTTCTTAACTTCTTCGGAATATGGACCAGCAGTAAGTACCACAATAGGATGTGGATCATACCGTAGAATTTCAGGACTCTTCACCCGAAGATTGGTTCCATATAATCTCTTACCCTGTTTATTTACATCATTGTCAAGAACACATTCTGCTCCAGATTTTAATCCCTGACTAATTAGAAATTGAGTCGGAGGATTTGCACCAAACATAAAATAGTTCGGAGGTAATTCTTGGTTAAGATTCCAGATCAGATCATCGTAATGTCTGAAGTAACCGTTGGCGTTATATTCATTACGGTTATAATGATTGGGAAGTACATTCAGAGACTCATCTACATCAACCTTTGTCTTGATCTTCAGTGCAGCAAAAAAGATGCTATGGTCATCCCCAAACAATTGTTTTTCGATCAGAGCATATCCACTCGCCTTCAGCCAATATTCAATGTATGGTTCGGAACACATATAACTATGTTCAAATGTAATTGAACTGATATACCTGAAATCAAAGAAATGTTTTTCGATGTTAGGTACACTGAATATCATTCGAGTCCCTACTGGCAGAGTACTTAGATGATCGAAGAATAGTGAAGGCTCATATACATGTTCAAGGAAATGACTATGAGTAATGGTATCCACATCAGGATCAATGACTGTCTTATCAGAGAAGAACTCATTAATAACCTTGGCCTTTGAACCTTCAGGCAGAGTTGTTAATGGATCAATGATGGTCCAATCAGCGTCTGGATATTTACTGAGGTAATGACTTGATAGAGTTCCGTGGCCTCCACCAATTTCCAGAATTTTCTTGGAGGAATATTTCTGTACAAAGTCACAAAACTGTGAGTGGTGATCGGACCAGATTTTTCCTACTGTGCCTGAGAAGTGTGACTTGTGATATACCTTATCCAGAGGAAGTAACTGCCTCATCTGAATCATACCAGTGCCTCGGCTGATAGCAAATTCTAGATCAGCAAACTCATCAGTCGATGGATCCTCGTCAGTACATCCCTGGAATACTGGAACATCATAGTATGTCCTTAGGTGCTCCAGATCAGCGATCCCACTAACCACATCATTTTTTCTAATCATAATAAAATCCTCTCACTCACACCAGATATTTATCGCCGGGGATTGATGGCACCTTGATACAAACAATACGACAGTCTTCGTAAAATACAGGAGCCGCAATCTCATTCGGAAGGATGGTGAATGTATCGCCTGCGACTAAATACTTACCACAAACTGACATTGTTCCAGATAACAGAATATTGTATTCGGTTGCAATTTTGTGATAGTGGGCTGGCCATTCCTCTGCCTTCTTATGAAGAAGAATGGCGACCTCAAAATCATTTGTCTTCAAGAGGCTGGGGGTAAAATCTCCAATGACCCAGCCCCTTGTCATATCCTCAAGTCGTCCCGTAATCATAAAGTCTTCAGATAAATATCCAGATCATCAGGAACACCAACATTGAAATGCTGCTGATTGGGAATATGATGAAACCCAATCTCCTGTCCTTTTTTGATCATATAGTTGTATGTCTGGCTGATATAAAATTCATTGTTGGGTGCCCTATCATTATTGGCAATCATCTCCTCGGCACTTTCTACGAAATCGTTTCCACAGGTCCAATGATGAATACCATTGAGAGATATGTTAGAGATGACTTCTTTTTCCTTGATCTCCAATACCTTTCCCTTGGAGTCGATTCGCACATAGGAATTCTTAGGAGTAGATTCGTGATAAGTAACCACACATCCATCATAGATAGCCGCCGCATAAAGAAACTTCTGAGCATCCCATTGCATAATCTGATCACAGTTGGCGATAACCAATTCGTGAAAGTTATCGATATATGGCTTTGCAAGCAGAGCAGTACACGCTGGACCTTCAGTGATCTCATCAATCTCAATGATCTTACAATTAGGAACAATTCGATTCAGCAGAGTCCCTAGCTCAAACTTTTCCATATGCTCTTTTTGAACAATGAAAATATATCTGCCGTGGATACCCAGAGACTCTACGGCACGTTCAATAATGGTCTTACCCTGTATCTGAATGAGGGGTTTTGGAATCGTGTATCCTGCCTCACTGAACCGGATACCTCTGCCAGCCATCGGAATTAAAATATTTATTCCCATAAATTAGTGTGTGTGCTCATGCCAGAATCCCATCTCATTATCCTCGTGATCTCCGTTTCTCATAATATCAATTCTCTTTACTTTAAGCCCAAGATCATGATCTATGACCGAAGCAAACTTCATCTCGTGTACATTGAAGGGGAGTTCATCCGTACTCTTAATAGAGTCATAGGGAATGGTCTTGAATCTATCAATGACTCGTCCAGCAACAAGGAAGTCCTCGGTCATATAATAGTTGATGCCTTGCCACAAGGCTCTGAATTCTGGACCTCTCCAATCAGGTCCAACATAATTCCTGCAAACAAAATCATATTCTTCCAGATCATCTAATAGAGAAAGTATCTTAGGTATGTTATACGCATACAGATCCGGATGAACATAAATGATATTGTACTCAGAAAGATCTCCAACAAACTCTTCTGCCAACATACGAAGGCAATTGAGTACAGAATTTGTTGGGCCGAGTTGATATGATTCTGATGTAGCGAACTTCCTGAACGTAACATTCTTCTGTAATCCTCCAATGGTATCTAAACCATTGGAGGAAACATACACAGGAACATCCGAGCCAAATAGAGTTCTGATGTACTCAATATTCTGAATCAGATGCTTGGCATCTCTTTGAGAATGGATGTTACTGCATAGTATTATTTTCTTCATGCCGTGCGATATGCGACCGACAAACCATAGTCATCGTCATTTTCAAAGAACTTAGTGACCTTGTACATCTTCTCATCAATAGCCGGAAGGAACACAACCGGACCCGGATGAGAGTTAGTATCATGGAAAATAACAATACCATTCTCTGATAACATATCAGAATACAGCCAGTCATTGATAACCATATCCACACTGTGCCAACCATCAATAAGCAGAATAGAAACCTTATCCATTCCAATTTTCTTGGCTGCGTCTCGGATCTTAATCTGATCTGCCGAATGAGCGATTACTGTATGAACATTCTTTGCAGGATCATCAAGGAACGATTTGTCCTTATAGTCAATCCCAAGATACGGAACACTATCAGGCTTGGAGGTTAACAGGGCATTGGTGAATGACCCAATACCATTATTACATACTCCAATTTCCATAATACCATGAGTCGCATATCGTTGAGCAAGTACTGCTACCAGATCATAACTCTTCTTGGTAACTTCAACAGGATGGGATGCCGTCCAGGTGAAGTTCCAATCATCGACGTTAGAGTACTGAGCCATCTGGGGTTTATACTTCACTCCAGGAATATCCCTTGGAAGCACTTCAAATGGTGGAGGACCCTCCATTGCTAGTACAGGTACAAAGTTTGTTGTGGAGTCTTCTCGAACTACAATATTATATCCATTAACATTCATTTCCATATTAAACCATTCCCCATTTCTCAATCGCTTGATTGTATTCTTTGTTGCCCCAATTACCGTCGATAGCACTTCTCATTGCCAGTGCTCCACTTTTAGTTCCACCAGGATGGCCGTGAATTGCTCCACCAACATTCGCCATATAGTCTACACCGACCTCTGAGGTGACCCTGTTGACCAGTCCTGCGTGCATACCACAAGAAAGCACAGGCAGAGTATTTCCTGCCCTCAACACACTCAGAGACTTATGGAGTTCTTCAGGATCATCATTTGAGTATCCACCACCGATCATACCTGTCTGGATAGTATCCACACCCATCATTGTGGCAAGCTGACAGATAACAGGCCAAGAGATACTATAATTATTTGACTTGCTGGTAAATACCCGATCCCCAGACTTTTGGAAATGCAGGAACAGAGGAAGATTCATCTGACGAATAGAATTGTATGATCCCAATCCACTCCATACATTAATATGAACTCCGTTGCCACCCAAGTCTCGAACCAATCGTACTCGATCCTTCAGATGAATAGGATCACAATTGATAGTATGACAAAAGATAATTCTTCGGGATTGTTTGGCGAGATAATTGGAGATAAGACTAACTCGTCTCATCAAAGGACAGCAACTGGGATTAGACATAATCTCATCTTCCTTGATGAAATCTACTCCACCATCTACCATCTGCTTCACCATATCAAGTAATACTTCAGGGGATACTCCGATCTTTGGTTTAACGATTCCACCCAGAATCGGTTTATCATATTGACCTGTGAATTCTCGAATACCAGTGATGCCATACTTAGGAGCAGAGAAACATTGGTCCTGAATAAATTCAGGAATTGCTAGATCCACCAATCGACAACGTTGAATAATATCAATGTCTACGTGGCCACCCATCAATTGACAAAGTAGATGAGAGATACCATCGGTTCTCCAATTGGTGTTGACAGTAGGAAATCCAATGACAACTTTTCCTGATTTTGTCATAGACAATTCAGATTCATCGCCAATAATGATACAGGAATGCTGCTCGAATAGTTCTTCGGTTTCCCATTCGTTTCGGACGTGGGGATTACCGACACTCTGACCTATGGCAATATTCCAGGCAGCATCACGAAGTGACGAGGAACTCGTCACTTCATAGGTAGCAATGACGTATCTTTTGGTGTTTACCCCATTTATGTTGCGGAATAGGTTCATAATTTATTTCCTCGTAATTTCAATCAACATATCATCACCCCGACCCTTGACGTTTCTCAGATAAAGAACAGAGTAATCATATACTGTGTCGTCAATATTATCCATCAATTTGGTGATGTTGTCATAGTCCAAGTCCTCGATTACCATCTTACCATCCGGTTTGAGGAACTTCATATAGTTATTGAGAAGAAAAATTTCATCGTGAACAAGGTGAGTACCATCATCAATAATGATATCGAATTGTTTGTCTTCGATTAACTTCAGAGTCTTGAAACAATATGCATTGACTAACTGATGATTGGTGATTCGATCTGCTCCAATCAGATCGAATAGACGAGTAGAGAACTTATCCTGAATATCAATAGTAGTGAACTTGGCCATAGGAAGAAGCTGACTCATTGCAAAAACAAAGCCTCCCTGCCAACATCCCACTTCCAAAATCTCACATTCCTTATCCTTATATGGAGTTAGGAGTTGTTCGTAATAAGGACAATATGAATGCTCGGATGCCTTATCAGTACCTCCTTCAATCCAAAAATCATTCAGGTTATTCTCTGTGATGATTCCTTCTAGTGTCATAATTTAAGGCTCCCTCAGGGTAATATTTATCCAGCCAATCTAGGTTAGTGCGTTCTGGATGTTCTTGATACCATCCCTTGCCAGTAAAGACATCCATTACCATCTCGAAATATTCTTCATACATCGCAGCAACTCGCTCCATCGAATAGTTCTTCATGGCCCAATCCCGACAATCCTTGGGATTGATCTTGTCGATGTTCTTTACTGCCCAGCAGAACTGATCAAAGGTACGGCAACGATATCCTGTGACACCCTGTAAATTATATTCAGGAAAGACTCCCCAATCGGTTGTGATGATAGGAGTACCAGAGAACATTGCCTCCATCGCCGCACCACCAAAAGGTTCATTGTACATCGACGGAAGGAAGAATCCCTTGGCTCGTGACATAATCTTCTTACGAGTTTCCGAGTCAGCATAACCACAATGTTCGATCTGACCAGGAATTTGTTTGTAGCCGTGCTCTTCCAAGGTACCCTGACCATAGATCTTTAGTTTGACACCTGTGGCCTGTGCGACTTGCCAAGCAATGTCAATACCTTTGCCCGGATATACTCGACCAAGGAACAGGAAATAATCATCTTTCTCTTCAGAGAATTCAAACTCATCTGGCTCAAAGTAGTTTGGAATTACAACATGGTACCAGTCCTCTTTGCAAGTTCCTACAGATTCGGCTCCACCGATGGCTGATCGAATGGCATAGGATTCAAAGATTCGGAACTTTGCAAAGTGGCCTGAGGCATAACCAATACCAGGTTCAACCACAATCATATCCGGATGAGCATCACAGATAGGTCGATGGCCGTGTCCCCAGAAGGGCAACAGAAAGTCGTTCTTCTTCTTGCGCTTACCGATCTCTCGAATAGCATTGGTATAGAATGTCTGATAGGCGTGATCATTCATATCGAACTTGAAGAAGTTCTTACGCCAATCATAATTGCCATAGGCAATCTTTAGATCTTTATTGGTGGTAACAGGCACATGTTCGGTGCATACTAACTCCGAATCTTCGTGACCATAATGAATTACTTCATGACCTCGTTCGGTCATCATCTTACCAAATCGTCGAACTTTGGTGGTGTATGCACAAGCACCATAGTCCTTATGAGTTACCGTGTGTGGTAGACCCAGAATATGAAATCTGTATTTTTGATCAGCCATAAATCTCCATATTATTATTATACTATGTTTCAATCAGAAAGTCAAGTACTATTTAGACACCTGGCATCACAGAGGTTGCGCCCAGAGCCTTGAGAGTAGGATCATATCTCCAATAGATGTATGATGTCGATCCATAGTAGGCAGAAGGTCCGATACCTGTGGCTCCGGTGGCTCCAATATTCGCATCAATGTTGAAGTTGGTGGCCGAAGGATTGACCACAACAATACCCTGAAGCACTCTGGATGTTAAGCCACTCGCAGTAGTATTCACATCATAGAAATATCTTCCAGGAGGAATACTTTGAGTTGCAGAAGCTGGCATAGTCAGAGTGATATTACCAGCAGTTGCAGGAGACGGAATGGTTACTCCCATAGCATATACATTGAGACCAGAATAATATGACTTTCTCATCAGAGCAATCCCAGTGGCACCTGTAAGATTGATCACAGTTCCTGCCTGATTATGCACAGTTACTGTAGTTGAAAAGTCTGTTGCCTGATCCAATGAGAGGTTCGTGTATTGAGCCATACCTTTATTTAGTCTCCTCTACACACTGATAGTGGTTTGTACGGTATAGGTGTCTTCTCGATTGGCTGTGGCATAATTTTCGTTATCGGGGGCTGGTTGCCCAGCCCCGGGGTGTTTCTAGCGAACAAAGTTAATGGATACTGCTCTGCGTTTCAGCGAATCTGGTAGCTGGCGTTGCAGTTCAATGGTCATGATGCCATTGGACACTGTGACGCTGACCACCTCTACATACTCAACCAGCTTCCATTCACGCTGGAATTTGCGACGGCTGAGACCACGGTGCAAGTAGGTGAGATCCTGCTCAGGCTGCTGTTTGATATCACCTGTGACTGTTAGTACACCGTTGCTCACAGCGACTTCCAGATCTTTCTCACCAAATCCAGATACTGCTAATTCAATTGCATAATGGTCATCACTGCGAAGAATGATGTTGTAGGGAGGGTATGAGCCACGGGATGCGTTGGTGTTGTGCCAGCTTTCCACATGGGCCAGGGTATCAAATAGACGATCAAATCCGATCATCCAACGGCCCAGATCAGGGCTCAAAGTACTTGTTGTAAAATTACTCATTTCAATTAACTCCTTTTAAGTAAGTTAGGTTTAGTTGGTGGACCTCATTGAGTACCCACCAACTATATTTAGTCTCCTCTACACACTGATAGTGGTTTGTACGGTATAGGTGTCTTCTCGATTGGCTGTGGTAGGAATTACCTGAATGGTTGTGGTGGTAAGAGTCTGATTGTTTCCCAAGTCATTGAAGTTGATTGCATCAGTCTTGATCACAGCACTGTTGTCGTGGATTGGAGGATACATCAAATAGTTTACGGTGAAGTTCAGAGTCCAGGTTATGATTCGGTCTTCGGCCACATCACCCTGATACAGATCCTCAGAGGTGATTGAGTTTAGGATGATCGGAACATCTCTCTTCGCTCCTCCGGGATTTAGCATATCATTGATGGACACCGTATAGAATGGAGTGAAGTAGGGTAGAATTTGTTCGATGATCTGAAGACCATCATCAATATACTTGACCAAGATCGATACGGTATAGTCATAGGTATAAGGTACCGGATTGAACTGAGTCGTATACTGAGTCGAGAAGTATTGAGTTCCTGTGCCCAACGAAGAAAGATTGATGACTGATCCGGCGATGGCATTGGTATAGGTGGTGGCCAGTTTGATATTATCTGCATCTACTTTGATCACATAATATGTAACACCATCGGTAAGATTGCCGATTGCGGTTCCACCATTGCTATGATACACCACTGCCTTACCATTACCAAATCCGTGAGAAGGAAGATTGATAGTCTCGGTGGTGATGTTTACTGCTGTGGCAGAATTGAAGTTGACATCAGGTCCGGGTACATAGATGTTCTGAGTCAGGGTCTGAGTCTTACGAGTAGAATCATAAGCCATGCCAGTGAGTTCATAACCAATTCTGGGCAGAGATATTTTGATGTCAACATTATCATTTTGAATCGAGGGATTTCTCTGCTGAAGCATAATGATGGTCTTATCACCAGAAGAGTATGCCAGAGGACAAAGAATATTCTTGGCCAGAGATCCATCAGTGTTGTATCTCATTACGTGAATATTATCAAACAGGGATCCAAAAGCCGCAGTAAGATTGCGAATGGTCGAGAAGTAGTATGGAGTATTTGTTAGTGACATTATCTTAATTCGTCTCGGTATTCTGAAGGAATAATTTTATAAAAATAAGAATCATCCTGGCCATTCAAGACTTTCTTTGCGAAGTCTCGTTTCATAATAAAACTGTCTGCACCATTACCGATAGACCAGGCAATATAAGTCTTGAATAATTCTGGTTGAGACTTTTCAAAATTTGCTGTAAAAGTTGAATATAATCTACGTCTGCTGGGTTCAGCCGCAGAGAACGCAATTAGATCCGGAGCATGCTTGATAATGAAATCTTTAACAATATCCTGAACCGTAGCAAATATTCTGAATTGATTACCAGTACCGCTAAGTTTGAACGCATCAAGAACACGTTTACCTATTTTTTCTAGATAATTAGAATCTATATTGAAAGATAGTTCCCAATCTTTGCTTGTTAATTTACCTCTCCCGCTTCGACCTATTTGTACTTCATATTCTAATCCCGAATCGGTTTTGAATTTGTATAATATAACATGAGGATTTGTATTTTGGGCGTCCAACTCCCACTTGTAAGGATTGTTAAGAACTTCATTGAGGTACTGTTTGAATGTGAGCATGTCTTTATCCGAAAGGATTAGCCTCCACGTTGTTTATTACACCATCTGCAACATCCTGAATCTTTTGATTCTTGGCAAACGGATCAAGAATACCCGATGCTCCCAGAGCACCATTGTTGGCAAACTTACTCTGAACCGTATCGGCATTTGTTCCTGTATTAATATCTTCATCAGAGTACTTGAAGACTTCACAGGATAACACAAAGTACTGGCGAGAACCCAGTGGGAATAGTGGGTTTTTATCTTCGATGAACTTGATCTCAAACATACCCTGTGTCACAGGGTTGTAGATTAGATCTCCTTCGATTGGTAGATTGGCTCCAATATACTTGGTAAACTTCTCCCTTGAGACAATCAGCCGAAGTTGGTAATTTAGTTGGAAGCCAAAATTTGTGATCTGCGGACCTATACCTTGGTATGCATCATAATTTTCAACATGCATCTCAATAGTGAAATTTTTGGTAAAGGAACTAAGAGTGTCCTCGTGAAATAAATTATCCAAATTAACTAGATTACGAGGAATAAACACAAGATCTATTCCAAAACTTTCAATGGCTTCATTAACTAGTTGTTGGACTAAATTTTGTTCGGCTGGAGAACCAATACCACTACCTGATTGAAAGTAATTACGTGTTGGCATATTTTAGCCTATCTGAAAATCTATGGGCATCTGATAGTCATTCATCAATTTATCTTCCAGAATATTACACTCTTCATTGGCCTGAGCATATATCTCGGCACCATTCAATGTAATTCCTCCTGGAAGATTAACATTCCCAAACTTACTCAGATTACCTCCCCACTGCCTTTTGATGTATGCAGTAGCCAGAGCCTTTAACATATAATCATCCCATACTGCGGGATAGCGGTCGATATCTATGCGAGTATAAACTTTGAACAATACCGCAGGAGCCATTGCCTTGATGTTGGACAGTGTCTCAGAGAAGAAGATCTTGGAGGTCTTGCGATTGAAATGGAATGACTTTACCGGAGCCATTTCTTTCTGAATGGTATCCGTATAGGATCGAAGCATATCAAAGTACTGAATGTTACCTGTGGCCACGCCAGGAGTAACATAGAAGTCATTGAGGAAGAACTGATACTGAGCCGAGAACAGATCTGACCCAGAAAGAAAAGATGATGCGGTGAAAGGATATACCGAGACCACAGAGAAGATTTTCGGATCTAGTGGAATGAATCCATTGGTGACATCGATGTCCTGAATCTTATAGACATAGGATGTTTCCTCGATACCATCAAAGTGGTAGTCATAGAAACGATCCAACGCATCATCGATACGATCATCGATCTGAGTGGTGTCTACGTTGATATCGATGACAGGATGACCAAGTCGTCGAAGACAATATTCCCGAAATTCTTCTCTGTTTTGTGGTCTCATATATCTTATTTATACAAAGTCAATGAATGGTTCTAACTGAAGAATATCCGAAGAAGAGATGTTGAATGACTCCGGTAGATCCTTCGGACCCAGCTTATCGAAGTTCAGAGTAACTTCTGTTTCGAGCAGTGGCCTCAAGGCTTCTGAGAACAATGGAATGTTCTCTTCCGTGACTGTGATAATGCCTGTGTCAGGATCTGTCATTCCGAATTTCTCTACCAGCTTCTTTCGATGCTCTTCGAGGTCTGTGATCTCTGATACGACTTGTCGAATCAGTCTACTGATCTTGTATGCTGTTTGAATAGGTAGTGCCTGATTCGATAGAGTTCCTAGTGCTGATTCTGCACCTTTAATTTGTCCTAGTGTTACTTTCATGTATACCTCATTTAATTGTACTACCAACATATTTATGTACCTGTATACTAGTATATTCCCTGGTACATTTAATATTATAGCGGGTTCTGAGGCAAAAGTCAAGCATAAACAAAAAAATATTTTGCTTGTGTTCTGGATGCCTATATGGTATAATATTTAGTATGGCTCTTTACATCGATGTGAAGTATCTTGGCTTCGTGTCTTCTGCTCTTCCCCTCTTCAAAAGGAAATCCGACAACCTATGGAACTTCAGGTGTCCATTCTGTAAGGACTCTGAGAAGAAGGCATCCAAGGCCAGAGGATACATCTATGCTCGATCTCAGGAACTATTCTTCCGCTGTCACAACTGTCAGTACGGAACCACGTTCTATAAGTTTCTGGCCAAGGTAGATCCTACACTCCACAAGGAATATATGCAGGAGAAGTTCCTGGATTCCAAGGGCGAGGCCACGAAGAAGGAAGTTCCTGTGATTCCTCAGTTCAAGGCTCCGGTGTTTGGTCTTCGACCTAAGATTAAGCTGGACAAGATCTCGGATCTGGATTCTCAGCATTGGGCCAGGAAATATATGGAAGGTCGAATGATTCCTGTGGACAAGCTTCATCTGTTCTACTTTGCTCCGGATTTCAAACGGTTCGTGGAAGATATGGGATCAGAGAAGCATAAGGATATGAAGCCAGATGATCCTCGTATTATCATTCCATTCTATGACGAGGAACATAATCTGATTGCCTTCCAGGGTCGAGCACTGATTGACAATAAGATTCGGTATATCACTATTCGAATGAACTCATACTCTGGTCCTATGATCTATGGGTTAGATCGAGTCGATAAGGATAGTCCGGTATATGTGGTCGAAGGTCCAATCGATTCCATCTTTCTTCCTAACTGTATTGCCGTGGCTGGTTCGGATCTAAATAGAGTGTCGGCGATGTTCAAGAATCCTGTGATGGTCTTTGATAATGAACCACGCAACAAGGACATCTGTAAGATTATGGCTCTGTCACTATCCAAGGGACACCGTATTGTTATCTGGCCTGATGATATGAAAGAAAAAGACATCAATGACATTGTGGGTTCTGGTAAGGATGCGTGCTCTATTATGATGGATAACATCCATAGTGGATTGACAGCTCAGGCTAAATTCGCATTTTGGCGCAAGGCTTGACTTTTTTGATCAGATGTAGTATAATAAGTATAGGAGACCCGTATGAGATTCTGGCATTATAATGATATCGGAGATGAAATCACCTTCAGTCCAATAACTCGATGTGTGGACGATTTCGTGGTTAAAGAATGTGTTTGGTTGGTTGGGATTTTAGGATTGGAACCGATTAGATGAGCTATAAAACATACGATGAAATTGTAGATGTGAAGCTGTTGTCATACAGTCAACCTAGCAGTGAATTCGCTCACCTGAAATGTGACGACTCCAAACAGGTGGATGGTTGGGACGACTCTCACGTAGATCATACTCTTACTAATCTGGTGTCATATTGCGCCCGAGTATCGAATCCAGCCAATCAAAATAATGTAAATACCTCCGAGAAACTCATTGGGTATCTTCTTGAGAACAAACACTTCTCTCCGTTTGAGATGGTGAATATTTGTCTTGAAGTAACCACCACCCGAGATATTGCTCGTCAGATTCTACGGCATCGTTCGTTCTCCTTCCAGGAATACTCTCAGCGATATGCCGATCCGACCAAGGATCTGGAATTTTGTATTCGAGAATGTCGAATGCAGGACACCAAGAATCGTCAGAACTCAGTAACAACTGACAACACCGCATTACAATTATCATTCAAGAATATGCAGATTGAGATGCTCGACGCAGTCAAGGCTAACTATGACTGGGCGATCATCGCAGGTATTGCCAAGGAAGTTGCCCGAGTCATTCTACCAGAAGGCAATACGGTCAGTCGCCTATATATTAATGGGACGTTGAGATCATTCGTCCACTTCTTGGAAGTCCGACTTGGCAATGGGACCCAGAAAGAACATATGATGATTGCCCGTGAATGCGCCAAAGTAATTTCTCAAATTTTTCCCTACATCAAATCTCAGGATTAATAATGTCATCGAATCACTATCTAGAAAATTATGTATCTGATATCCTACCAAAGGAATTTCTAACAGAGTATATCACCAAGACTCCTCCTTTTGGATTTGCAGGTTTGGGTTACATCGTGTTCAAACGAACCTATGCTCGTCGTCTTGCTGATGGCAATTCCGAAGAATATTGGCAGACTATTGCTCGTTGTATTAATGGAGCACAGAAGATCGGAGCCAAATACACAAAGGAAGAAGCTCAGAAACTATTCGATCTTATCTTCAATCTGAAGTGTAACTTTGCAGGACGAATGCTTTGGCAGTTGGGTACCTCAACCGTCGATAGGTTTGGTGCCAACTCATTATTAAACTGCTGGGCAGTTGCAATGAGAAAGCCAGAAGACTTCTGTTTTCTCTTTGAAAATCTTATGTTGGGAGGTGGAGTGGGATTCTCTGTCAAGAAGGAAGACATTCACGAACTTCCGAAGGTCAGGAAAGATGTTGTGGTTACTCACCAGGCCACCAATGATGCTGACTTTATTGTTCCTGATTCTCGTGAAGGTTGGGTTGCTCTGCTCAGGAATGTGCTTACCTCATTCTTTGATACTGGTAAGTCATTCACATACTCTACCATTCTTGTTCGTGGTGCAGGAGAACATATTGCAGGATTCGGTGGTACGGCATCAGGTCCGGTTATTCTGATAGAAGGTATTGAGAAGATCATCAATGTTATTAAGAAACGAGAGAATAAGAAGCTTCGGTCGATTGATGTTCTGGATATCGCTAATATTATTGGATCTGTTGTTGTGGCTGGTAATGTTCGTCGCAGTGCGGAAATTAGTATCGGTGATCCAGACGATTATCACTTCCTAAGAGCAAAGCGTTGGGATCTGGGTAACATTCCTAACTGGCGTGCAATGTCTAATAATACTATTGCGGCTGATTCATATGAACAGATTTCGGAAACCGTATGGGAAGGATTCAAGGGCAACGGCGAGCCATACGGTCTGTTCAATCTTCCTCTGGCTCAGAAGTATGGTCGTCTAGGAGAAGAGAAGAAAGATACTGGAGAGCTTACGAATCCCTGT